AAGCACCTACATAATCAGGCAACCCGTAAAAGTTAAATTCTGGGTATTTACGCATGATATGGCATACATACTCTTTTTGCTCTTTATCTTGTTTAAATGGAATTGTTAAAACAGGATATTCAACACTAGGAATAGTATCTAGTTTAATATCTCTCCAAAAGTTTGAAACATGAGCAGTCTTTTTATCTTTTGACTTTCTAACAGTAGTTGCATCAATAGAATATAAAGCTGTATAATCTCCTGACTTTTTAACATGAGGGTAACAGTTACCAGTAATGATAAAACTACGCATAACCTCTTTAAAAACATCTCTCAAAGTATCTCCATCAGGGTTTACTTCATTATACCACTCAATAAACCTACTATCTAAATCTTCAAAATTTACTCTTTCATCATTTTGCCAAAAACAAAAGTCTTTACCAACAGCAAAAGTTAATTTTTGGTTAATGATAGATGAATGCGTTGAGCTTCTTCTAGCTCTTTTTGCTAAGTCATTAACATAGATATTATCCGAGTCTTTAAAAAACGGCACCCATGCAGAAACAATCTCTCTATTAATATCCTTTTCCTTTTTTACTATTGGAGTAGTAATAGGATCAGATTTAGCAGTACTTGCTTTAATATTACTTATCTTCTTTTGGCTCATCTTTTACCTCTTCTACTTTAATCATATTTGTAAAACCTGCATTATACAGCTTTTTTAAATCCTTTTGAGAAGTATTCTCAGTAAGTAAGAATATACCTACTTGACCCATTATTTTTTTACCTAGAAATTTAGGCTCTATACAAAAAAATTTCTTCATAATTATAAAAATACTAAAAATATTTTACTTATTTAGAATTAATACAAATAACAGTTTTTAAATTTTAGTAAAAAAAAAGGGTTAGCGTAAAAACTAACCCCTTAAAGCAACTATTGAAAGTATAATTAAGAACCAAATGATACCGAACCACTAGCATTAGTGTCAATAGACCCTACAAACTCTCTTAGTAATTCTGCTTGTTTACCAGAGAAAGTTACTGTGTAACCGTTTTGCCCTTGTACCTCTCCTTCAATAACTTCTGAAGCGATAGCATCAACGTGAGCATCTACCCCCATAATCTCATCAAATCCTAAAACAAACGCTTTATTTTCAGTAGTGTTTTTGTTGTAAGTTTCAAAAATTACAACTAATCCACAAGACTGTACGTAAGCATTGATTCCTTGTGCTTTTGTTTTCTCCATCTTAGGGCAAAATACCTCTAAAGTAGTTTCATAAGCAATAGAACCATTTTCTCTACTTCCCTCAGAAGTGTAAGTTTTAGTTTCTAACTCTCCTTCAATCTCATACCAAACGTCATCAGTAGCTGCTAAAGTTACAGCAGTATATGCGTGTTCAGTTGAAACAGTTGAAGCAGTAAAGCTAGTAATATCGTCTTTATTTGTAATGAAGATACGCTTGATACCTCCTCTTCTATTCTCGTCAGCACAACCGAAAAGAATATCTGTACTAATTTCTGCCATTTTAAAATATTTTTAATTTAAAAAAATGCCCTCCCGAAAGAGGGCTTAATTTTTACCAATACATTCCTACTAATTCTCCATGAATGAACTGAGCACCCATTTTGTACTTAGCAATGATTTTTAGCAACTCATCATCATCATCGTTACTTCTAAACTTTAACTCAGCTTGTGGATCAGATACATCAGTACCGATTACTAAGTTATCATTTACAGTATAAACCATTAAGTTAGCACCTATATCAATACCAGTAGTAGTATTAGGGTTGTCTGAATCAGCTAAAGCTGTATCCCATCCTCTAACTTCAACAACTGGAATACCTCTAAACTTCAATTGAGGCTCACCAGCACCGTTAATCAACATAGAAAGTCCTAACTCGTTTCCTGTACCTAATTGCTCATAAGTAGTGATTAAGTTATCTACGATTGTAGAAGTAACTCTAAACGACTTAGATGAGTTAGGCATTTTTCTCAATACTTGAGATTGATTTTCATAAGCATATTTTAAAAGCTCATAAGCACCATCAGCAACTAAAACACCGTTAGTATCTTCAACGTTAGAAATAGCAGTCATTTCAACATACTTATCTAATGTAGCAGAACCAGCGATAAACAACTGAATGAATCCATCCATTTGAGAGTAATCAGCAGAAGCACCAGAAGTAGCACCAAACCAAGCGATACGACCATTATCATCAGCAATACCTTCTAATACTTTTCTTCTAGCGATATCTCCGATAATAGTATCTTCTAAGTTATCAATATCAGTACCAGCACCGTAGAACTCTTCAAATACAGTACCATAGAAAGTGTCACCACATTGCTCGAGGTTAACTTTCATTTTCTTAACTTCTAACGTCTTATCTGATACGTCAATAGCTCCACCAGTTGCAGAGAAACCACAAGTAGAGTAAGCTCTTACGATCTTTGTTAAAGTCGCAGGTAAGTATAAGTTAGTTTTTACCTTTACGTTAGGTAATTTTCTAATCCCCATTAAGTCATCAGACCCTTCTTGAGGTGCGTAAAATAACTCATTAGTAATATCAGTACCAGAGTAAGTTACGTTAAACGATTGTGTAATAAAATTTGCCATCTTTTTTTAACTATTTATTTATTTAATGAATCCTGATTTTTTCCAAACATTCTTAATAATAGCACCTAATTCGTCTTTGATTTCAGCAGATGCTTTAACACCTTCCTCATCTTCTCTAGCAGGTACTTCTTCTCTCTTAGCGTTAGCTTTTTCAAGTTCTTTAGCCTTAGCTTCAAACTCTTCAACTTTCGCCTTTAATTCTGCATCTTTCGCAGCCAATTCAGCTTTTAAAGCTTCTTTATCTGCTTCAACACTTGCAGAGATTTCAGCCATTAACTCAGCTTTTAACTCCTCAGCGTTGATTTCTTCCGCTTTAGGCTCTTCTTTTACTTCTACTTCTTCTTTTTTATTTGTAAAAGTTTCAGAAACCCAAGCTTTTAACTCTTCTAAAAGAGTTTCCTTTTTTGTTTCAGACATATCTAAACTATTTAATTGATTTACGTAATTAGACGGAATATTTTTATATCCCTTTTTCTCTAAGTCTTTAGGTTGAGCAAATGCAGCAACTTTAACAGCACCTAACACCTCAGCAACAAAACCTAACTCTAAAGCCTCCTCAGCATCCATCCAAGTATCTTTATCCATCATAGATTTAACTTCATCAACACCTAAACCAGTAACACTAGAATAAATCTTAGCTAGTTTATCGTTAATCTTATCCATTAAATCCGCTTGACTTTCTAATTCTTTAGTATATTCTCTAATATCATTAGAATCCATTCCCTCCATAGATACTACAGGCATCCATGCGTTGTGAATCATAAAGAAAGAGTTAGCCGTCATTTTAGGCTTTTCTTTTCCAGCTAAAGCGATAATAGTAGCAGCAGACGCAGCAACTCCTTCTATTTTAACTGAAACATCGTACTTTGAATTTTTTAGGAAGTCATAAATAGCTAAAGCATCAAATACTGATCCTCCATAACTATTAATAGATAACTCTACCTTTCTTGAGTTAGAACTTTGTACCTCTTCAATAAAAGACTTAGCAGAAATACCATAGCTACCAATCTCCTCATCAATGGATATTTTAAGCTTGTTCTCAATACTATTTTCTATTGTGTACCAATTCATGATACAACATTAAAAAATTTCTATTTAACATAATGTTAATGGCATTAACAAAAAAAAGAGGGCGCAAACCCTCTAAAATGTAACACTCTCACAAAACACCTTGAAAAATAACAAGAGATTACAAATATAATAAAATTATCTTTCTCTTATGATCTTTCTAATTGAATCTACACCTAAATCGTACTTTACTGATAGATTGTAATAAATATCCATTGTTTTAATAGGTGTTTTATACATAATATCAAAATCGTTACAAATTGATATGTTTCTAATTAACTCTTGATTAATTAACCCGTTTTCTATTAAGATATTAATAGCATGGGGAACATCAATAGCCTTTTCAACATAAGAGTAAAGTGTTTTAGTTAGAGCATCTTCCAACTCTTCAGCCTCTGATACCAGTAAGCTGTTACTCTCTTTCTGCATTTTCCACATCTTGCGTTAAAGTTTGGTTCTACAATCGTCTTAAAATAGTTGTATAGTATTTCTAAGCTTGTGCCGTCTGGTAACATTTTACCGTAAGTTTTCATTACAGCATCATAGATTAATTCACGTTCATCTATGGTTAATAATTCTAGTTTTTCGTCTATGCTCATTACCATTTATTCTTAGGACATTTTTCATTCTCCCAAATAATTTTGTCAAAAATAGAACATTTACACTTTCTACATTGCGGAACGTTACTAATAGTTTTAAACAGAGCTTTGAAATGAGGGCTATAATAACTACAGCCCTGACATATCTTTTTACGCTTATCTTGTTTTAAACGGCTTACTATGTTACTATCATAGTTTTTAACCCTACCAAATATTCTAGCTAACCACATAAGGCAAATATACTAAATTATCCAAAGGTAGCATCACTAACGATATTACTAACCTTTGAAGCTTCACTTATTGTATCAGTAGCGTTGTTTACTACTTGAATAGCACCAATAGACTTAGTTACAGCCATTGCTATTCTGTTTTCCATATCAACCATATCAACAGACATAGAAGAAGTAAACCCACCATTAGCAAAACCTGTATTAATATACGGTTGAGGTCTATTTAATCTCATTGATTCTAAAGCACCAACTAAAGCGCCACCTCTATTAGTTTCTAACACATTTTTAGGTACTACATATTCGCCTTCATGCACTACTCCAGCTTGTTTAAACCCACTAGCATCAGGACTACCAAAACCACTACCCGTAAATCCTCCTTCTGCAAATGATTGAGAAGCGATTATACCAGCTTGAATAGCAGACCTAGCAACAGCAATACCAGTTAATATTCTAGCTTGAGCAAGACCAGCAGTACCAGCTGTCACTGTATTTAATGGGTTAGCAGCAGCATTAGCATTAATAGATGCAATCTCTCTAGCTAAACTAATAGCAACTTGAGCTAATTCTAGTCTTTTTTGCTTTTGAAAAGCCTTTCTTTCTATAGCTTCTCTTTTCTTTTCAAACTCTTCTTGAGTTATTAACCCATTTTCTACTTGAGCGTTTAAAGCGTCTATCTCTAGAGTTTTTTCTCTTTCTACTTTTCTATTTCTAACTTCTACTAAAGCATTTGCTGCTTGTTCTCCTAAGTCGTATAATTCAGCATTAACTTGTTTTTGAAACTCTTTCTCTTGTTTTGATAACTCTT